GGATCTGTTAGTATTTCGGCAGAGCAAAAGAACGGCAGAGCTGCGCATCCAAAAAGCTTTCCTAAAAAAGTATTGAATCAGATCCGGGACACGATCGGCTCGGTTAAATACAATCGTGAATATTTGCTCACTATCATTTCCAGTGAACAAGATGACTTCCAGGAAGATTGGTTTGTACGTATTGATAAGCCGGAGCCAAAATATAAATTCACTGTGATGGTAAATGATCCATCGGTTGGAAGCACCGAAGGCCATGACACTAAAGCCATTTTAGTGATGGGCTTAACATTAGACGAAAAGCACATTGATGTAATGCATGCCGATATTAGGCGCACTACTATTTCACGAATGATCGCCAAGTCTTTCATTATAGACGGCACATGGAATCCATATGTGTATGCCATTGAAGCGAATGGATTTCAAACATTGATCAAACCATTGATGGAATCTTATGCAAGGGATTCCGGTGCTGGATTTGGATTGATTAGTAAGATCAGGCAGGTGCTGAATAAAGACAATAAGAACGTGCGGATATTGCGGAATCAAAGTGGAATTGAAAATGGATTTTACCGCTTTGTGAAAGGTTCTGATATGGATAGGCTGATCAATCAATTCCTTGAATTTGACAGCTCCATCACTACAAATGAAGATGATGGACCGGATGCAATGGAAATGGGCGTGCGTGAGCTTCGGCGATTGAATGGAGAAATTGGAACTGTAACCGTTGACTATTATTAAGAAATTATGAGTACAGAAACTAAATACGCAATGGCAGAAGTTGTTGGTCCTGATGGGATTGAAAACTGGATGTTCCCAATTGAGAGCAAAGCCGGCCACGTTGCCAAAAGCAGCACATTAATTCGTAAAGAATCGCAAGCGGAACCGGACACCAACCATGGTGCTTTTCCCTGGGTTGAGCCACGATTGAAATTCAAAGACTTGCTTGCCTGGTTAGATATGAACATCTGGCATCGCCGTTGTGTGTCGGTAAAGGCAGCTTGCACTGTTGGCCTGGGCTTTGAGCTGTACACCGATGATGAAGACAAAGCGCATGATGCTGCGTATGATGCAATCATGAATTTTTTAATGAATCCGAATGAAGATCCTTTGGTTACTTTCGATGAAATCGCGTACCGCTCTATGATCGATTTTGAAGCCTTTGGTAATATGGTGAATGAATTGAGCCGTACATTCGGCGATGGCATTCCGGGCAATTTGTATCATCAACGAATGGTGAACTTTCGCCGAGCTCGTGATATGCGAAACGGTGGATTCTTTCAGGTCCCGATGGGCGTGAATAGTTCTAAGCGGATTCCATTCTCTCGCTTTGGGCAAAAGAATGGCAAACAAAATGAGATCATGCATTTCTATGAATATGATCCTGCAAGTGATTATTACGGAATGCCGGCGTGGGTTCCTGCTCTGGCTGATATGGTACTCGATCGCAGCTCTGTAGAGTTCAACATCAATTTATTTCGCAATCAGTTAGTGGCAAAGTTTGCGGTGGTTGTGGAAGGCGGCAAGCTGGATCAGACTTCCAGAAATACCCTGCAGAAGTTTTTGAGCTCACAGGCGCAAGGCATTAAGAATGCCGGAAAGACGTTGATCTTATCTTCTGATGATAAGGATGTGAAGTTCAAGATCGAGAAGCTGGAAATGGATTTCGGCGACAAACAAAATTTTATGGGTAAAACTCGTGAGCTCTCGCGTGACATGATCGTGAGTGCGCACGGAGTTCCGCCACGGATGGTTGGCATTGTTACTGCAGGCCAGCTGGGCGGTGGTAGTGAAGCAGCTGAACAATTGAAGATCTTCGAAGACATTGACCGTGCTCCGGTGCGTAAGCGATTGAATGAGTTCTATAATAGAACGCTGATCCAAAGCTTTGGCGAACATAAATGGAAGTTCAGATTTAAAGGCATCGATACCACTGATCCTGAGATGGATGCCAATATCGCAACCATGTTAAAAGAGAAAGGAATCATCTTGCCGGAAGAGGCGCGCCAGGACGTAGGCAAACCACCACTGGATGATGAAGGTATGGAGCGTTTGGCAGGGCAAGTTCCTGTGGGCGGTAATGGTGAAACTTTAGGAAGCTCGGTGAATTCTCTAATTCAAATGAGAAAGCGCTTAGAGGCTTCCGATGAATAATATAGCCTTTTTTCAATTTGCGTTTCTTAAATCGAAAATTGAACGGGGTTTGAACGAAGTTAAGCCACGCCTTCGCGTGGAATTAAAGATGAAGGATTAAAAATTAAGAATTAGGAATAGGAGAATTAGGAACATGGCTTACGATCAGAATAAAAGTGATTTTGAAAATGCATTAGAAAATCTCGAAAAGGAATTGGATTCCTTAGAGGCTGAGATTCCCGAAAATCTATATTCTGCAATAACATCTGTCGTGGAAGAATATAATGGGCACTTAAAAGATGACATTGAGCAGTTATCTACTGATCTGGAATCTGCTAATGATAAATTAGACGAGTTAAATTCAATTTTAGGGAATTAGGAATATGGCAGAAAAGAAGTTGGATATTAAGATAGTGAAGGCGGATGGCATTGGTGGTTTTGGAGCTTGGCTTGCAGGTCATCAAAAAGAAAATGGCAAAGGCGTTATTCTTTTGAATGTCGAAGCTCATTTCAAAGATGGAGCTTTATTTGATGAAGATGGTAATATCAAAACTTTAGATTCTGATGAAAAGAAAAGATTCCTGATCGAAACTTTAACACATGAATTTGCTCATGCATTAGAAGAGTTTTTTGAAATGGAATTTGATGAAGACTTTGTGGAATTCGTTTCTACTTCTTACGATGGTGAATATGAAATTGCAGATGAATTGCATATCCCTAATTGAAAAATTTGCAAACATATTATCTTGTTCAGAAAGGGCTGCTGGAAGCTCGCAAGATCTACGCCCTGATTAGAAAGGATAAGTACGATAAGTTGGCAGCAGATCTGGAAGATCTCTTGATCCGGAACTGGACCGAGCAAAGTAAAGAAGCCATTCGCGATGTGGTGCGAGCGTTGAACAACCGGGCTAATTTTTCCGATGCCGATATTGATGCTATGGTTAGCCAGTTGGAAGCTCGCTTAGGCGCAGCGTTTGCCGCTGCAGTAAAAGATGATCTGCTCACTCTGCAAGCCAGTACCTACGCCGCCGGTATGAAAGAAGTGCTGGGAATCACTCCAAGTTTTAATGTGAAAGATGCCAAAGCCCTGGCAGCACTTGAACGATATGCACTTTATCCGGTGCTGCACCATTTTGATGATCAACTGCAGGGCAAAGTTCGTGAGTTTGGAAATAAGATCATCAGCGATGGATTGAACCGAACCGAAGCCGGCAAGCTGTTTGAAGATGAATTCGCTAAGAAATACAGCATTCCATCCTTCCGATATTGGCAGGGATATTCTAATCATGTAGTAACGCAAAGCCGAGAATTTGGCAGAGTTAGCGCCTACGAAGTGGCGGAAGTAGAATATGCCGAAGTTCGCGCTATCCTGGACCACCGCACAACGGAGATCTGCCGGCACATGCATGGTCGCAGAATTAAGGTTAGCGAGCAACGCCGTGTGGTTGATGCCATGATTGCCAATGAAGATCCTGATGAAGTTGCAAATATAGTTCCTTGGCCAAGTGCATCCGAGATCTCACAAACTAAAAGTGATGATCTTCCGGACGGAGCACTGCTTCCACCGTTCCATTTTAATTGCAGAACGCGCACTGTGATGGCTCGTGAAGTGACCGAAGCCAATGCAGTTGGTGGTACAAAGATGGGGAAATCTGTTTCTAAGGACGATAAGAAAAAGCTTAATTCGCTCACTGATGAGGAATACTCTAATTGGATGCAAACCATACGATCTAAGCGAGCGCTTAATTTTGGTCCCGAAGAATTGGATAAAGCTTTTGCAGAATTCGGCTCCGGATTAAATGCCAAATCTAAAGATGATTATTTGAAAGCCGGGCGCGGAATTATTCGCAATGCCAACGGCGTAATGGCTCGCGTAAACAATACCGCTGATGGTAAACGCCGGTTTGAATTCCATTTTTTCAGCGATGCAGGAAAAGCGGTTGTGGGCGATGATCTTAATTTTCATGCTATTGTTGGCTTATCAGATCCACAGAAAGCCTTTGCCGGTAGCCTCTCCGGCGGCCTTCGTTTAGATGGTTCCTGGAATAGTGGAAAGTGATTGCAGAATTTGGTACAATTGAAGCAATGAAGAATTGTTCAATTAAGAATTAAGAATATGGTTTTAAACGCAAAAAATGTAAAGATAAGCACTGGTAAAACAATCGTACCAGAATTATGTGAATGTTGTGATCAACCTTCGATTGTTCAAGGGGTTGTAAAAGATTCAGGTTCTACTGATGAAAATATTGCATGTGTAAATCCAAAGTGTGCTTATTATTTAAAGCCATTGAAACCTGAAATTGAATGGATAGAATTAGGTCCAATTAAAGGTTTAAATGATGTGCTGTAACAAAGGAGTTTTAATTCCTAATTCTTAATTGAATCATTCTTAATTCCTTCCTTCGTACCCTCTCCTTACGTTGAAGGCGCTGGCTAACCTTCCGAACTTACGATCAGATAAAATCAATCTGATCGAATGCCAGAGCAAAAACCAAAACGCCGACTTAAAAATTTAGATGTCCAGTTTATCTCGTTAGTAGATAAAGGGGCAAATCAACGTGAAGTCATTTATAAGGCTGCTAACCCTTCTGCGCCTGAAAAGCTCGTTCAAAAAACCATCGAAATCCGTAAGACCGACGACGACGAACGTCTGGTATACGGCATCGTGTATGCACCCGATGAAGTAGATGCGCATGGCGACACTGCCACAGCTGCAGAGATCAAGAAAGCGTGCCACGCCTTTTCAGAAGCTCAACGATTAGATCAGGTAGATAAGCAACACGACGAAGATCCAAAGAATGGCGTGATCGTAGAAACCTATCTGCTTAAAGGCGAAGATGAAATGTTCCCGGATGATCCGGTTGGAGCGTGGGCAGTAGTAATTAAGGTGCTGGATGATGATGCCTGGGATGAAGTAAAGAAAGGCGAGATCACCGGCATAAGCATGCAAGCTGCTTGTGTAGCCGAAGAATTGGAAGAAACCGATGTGGAAAAAGCGGAAACCATTTTAGGTGAACTTTCAGAAGCTCCTAAAGACATAATGAAATTTTTTAAAGGATTAATGGAAAAGATTATGAAAGAAAATAAGAAGCCAAACGGATCTGCTTTTGAAACAGTGATGAAATCCCTGGAAGGAAAATCATTAGAAGAATTGGAAATCATTAAGAAAGATTTCAATGGTGCATTAGCAAGTGAAGAAATTCGCCAGGCGGTACATGCGATCGACAGATCAAACTGGCAAGCACTTCACGATGATGATGTGACTGATAAAGCAGCGGCTTTAAAAACCAATGCAGAGCAATTCATTGCTTACATCGACGGGCTGACAGTATCTAAATCACAAACAACCGAAGAGGACGAACCTATGGCTGATGAGCCTAAAGAAACCACTACAAAGAACGAAAGTGGCGAAGAGAACAAAGAAGTACTCGCAGCCATTGAGAAATTAAACGGAAATGTAACAAGCATTTCTGAGCGACTTGAAAAAGTTGAGAAAGCAGCCGGCACAAGCCAGGCGGAATCTGGGCAGGAAGAACCTGAAACCGAAATTAAGAAAAGCAAAGGGCTGCATATAGTCAGCTAGTCTAAGCCAAAAATTTTCATTAAACACTAAGAAAATGACTAATAACGAAGTACTTGATCTGATTAAAAAAGCCACTTTAACAACTGGCGATAACGGTATTCAAAGCCCGGAAGATGTAGAAGAATTTGTGGATATGATGGTTGACCAAAATCAACTGTTGCAAAATGTGCGTGTAGAAACAGGGATTACCAAATCCTTGAAGCTTACCGCAATTGATCTTGGTGAGCCGGTTATCACAAAAGGAACAGAAGCGACAGCGATCGATGATGCCGATGTGACTAAGCCAACACTCCCGGAGATCACACTTACACCGAAAGAATCGGTTGCAGCGTTTGATCTGTCCTATTCATTCTTACGCAAGAACATCCGCCGCGAGAGTGTGAATACTGATTTGAATATGGCTTATGCCAAGCGAATTGGTAAGGATGTGAGCCTTGTAGTAATGAATGGTGACACTGCAAATGCAGGTTCAACCAGAAAGGACAAAGCGCTTAAAATCCTTGATGGTGTTATCACTAAGGCGTTGGCTGATGATGATGTGAACGATCATGTGATCCCTGCAGATCCAACTTACAAAGGTAAGGATGGAGTGCTTTCTGCAATGATCAATAAGCTGCCGGAAGATTTCCGCGAGCAACGCGATGAGCTGATCTTCTTGGTTGGCCATGATGTATTTGATACGTATGCCGATGAGATCGGAGCGATCGAAACAGCGCTTGGTAGCCAGGTATTGATCACCGGTAAGTACAACGACGGATTGCCTTATAAAGGTATTAAGATCCTTCCGGTGTACGGAATGCCTGCTGATACAGTGGTGCTAACATTGAAGCAAAACATTGCAGTTGGCATGGGTGTTGAGATGCAAGTCTTAACGCAAGACCAGCACCGCAAGCGTGTGCAAGAAGTAACCATCATCCATGAGTTTGATGCGAATTACTTCTTAGGAAGAGCAATTGTCCTGGGACAAAAAGCCTAAACTAATCTTTCCTGATTCCTTCATGGCTGTCACTCTTATGTGGGTGACGGCCTTTGTGGGCACATGAATTTGAATACATATAGAACTAAAGGAACCACATTATGAAATCGAAACTATTTTTAAATCTTTGCCTGATCATCTTTGCAGCATTAACTGCATTAGTGCCGGCACAAGCTCAAACCTATGATGCTGCGGTGAATGTTGTGGAAGGTTCCACTTACATTCGTTATACCGGAGCCATTTCTGTTGATACCACCGCCAGCACGTACACCCAAGCTATGCTGCTAGCGGAAGCTAATCAAGGCCTTTCATTTATACGGGCTTCCATGCCGGATGTCACCGGTTCCGAAGACGTGAACGTGCTTATTGAATTCAGTAATAATCTTTCAGACTGGACGGCCGGAGCAACTACAGTAATTGATGCGCTCGATGCCACCGCTGTATTTGATTCCCTGAATTTTATAAACAGTACTGAATTCCTGCATTGGAAAGGAAGTATATGGTTCCGGCTGGTCTTTGACGGACAAACCGGGAATCCATCTAATACAGTGACTTTTGATGTGGTGCTGCCTAAAAATACAGGCGCGCCCAAGCTGGGTCCCGGTAAGGTATCAAACCGAAGATCTTAATCTTAACTAATACACATCATGGCAGAAGCAAAAAAACATATCGTAAGTAAAAAAGGCAACATTTCATCCGCTGAATATTCTCACTCAAAAGGTGATGTTATTTCAGATGCAGAGTACAAGAAATTGGTTAAGCGTCACCAAGAAGCTTGTGAAGTGTTTGATCCTAAGAAAAAAGAGCATAAGCGCCTGGCAGAACATGGACTGGAAACAGTTGGTGAAGGAACCATTGTTGACCAGGAAGATGCAGAAGAGCAAGCAGAAGTTGAAGAAAAGGCTGAGAAAGAAGCAGCTGAAAAGGACGCTAAATCTAAGAAGTAATTCCTTCACGAACGAGACACCGAAAAGGGAGTGAAATCAAGTAACTCCCTTTTTTTAAAAAAAGAAATTAAAGATGGCATCATTAGTACAAACAGCAGCAGATATAAAGACCTTCATCGGCATTGGCACACAGCCGGCTGAGAAGGTGTTTCTATATCAGCCGGTAGCTGAAAAAGAGCTGCGCGCTTTGCTTACTTCTGATGTGTACGATGCACTTCTTACGGCTCTGCCCGATGATGATGTGGATGCTGAGAGTGCCGCTCGTGCCGAGTGCCTCTTGGCTCTGCGTCATTCACTAACTGTATTAGGAATGCGCCTTTTAGATGATGGCGGAATTTCAAAAATGATCGGTTACGGAGATTTTCAGGAAGAGCTTGCATCACAAATGAGTGTTGCCAAAGCTAAGGATATGCTGTACGCCCAGGCAATGGAATTCATTAAAGATCTTATTCCGGATTCCACAGCACTAACCGACGACGAGCTTGCATTGCAATTTGAAGGCAACGGCTTTGCACTTACTGCAGTTGAACCACATGATCCCTATTTCGGATGAGCATTAGAAAAGAAGGACATATCGATGTTAAAGGTGATCAGCGAGTTATTCGCCGAGAAGTTGAAAAAGAAATGGCACGCCTGGGCTTGGAAGCTGAACGTATAATGCTGGACTATCTGCAGAAGCATAACATTGACGATCGCGGAGATCTGGCAAAGAGCATTACCAGTGAAGTAAAGACAGAATTGCAGTTTATAAGAATGCGGTTTGGAGCAAATGCCAAGCACGCCATTTTTGTGCATGATGGAACTAAGCCACACACGCCGCCAATTAAGCCGCTGGAACAATGGGTGGTGCGTAAGCTGGGAATTAAGTTTCCGGAAGGCAAAGGCGTTGCCAGAGCAATTCAGCATAAGATCAGTAAGCAAGGCACTGAAGCGAAGCCATTCGCCGGAACCACCATGCGATTGATTCAACGTACTGCGCCAATGAAAATTGAAGCTGCTATTGAGAGAGGTGTCCGCCATGCAAGCTAATGTGAAAGAAATATTGACCGCAGCGGAAGCAACTGAATTATTTGAGACGGTTAAAGATCGCCCGATTGTTCGCAAAGATGACTTTCCGTGCTTTATGATCTTAGGCAGACACAAAGATCCTGAATCTTCTAATACGGCACTAAACCATTACAACGGACCGTGGGAATATCAATGCTTGATAGCAACAAAAATGGACAAAGATCAGGTGGATGATGAGAATCATACCGGTGCTGATTTTGTGCAATTAGAGAATTTAGAGCGTGCATTTTTCGAGCAGCTGCTTGGCGATGGACAATGGGAATTGGTTGCCGGTCCTGATCATGGTGCTTATTCAGTGATCAGTGGCAGTGAAAATTTAGGCTCAGCATTTACGCTGGCTAAACATCAAACGGATAGATATTGATGAGTAAAGAGAAATACATATCAATTTGGCGAATTCGCGAAACAGGTGTGAGTACGCTTGGTTTTCTGGAATGTATGGAAGGCAAAAAGCAGCAGCTGAAAAAAGTGTGCATTGAACCTACAGAATTATTTAATCTTCCTCACATTAGCTGCATTAATGAAGGTGAATATTGGGTTGATCATCATCAAAGCCCAACTTTTGGAAAATGCTTGATTGTCCGAGATGTAAAAGATCGAACTCATGTTTTATTCCATTCCGGAAATTACTTTGATCAAACAGAGGCTTGTATTCTTCCCGGAGAAACTTTCGGCTATGTAAATAAAGATTCTCAGATCGATGTTAAGCAAAGCAAATCTGCTTTGAATTCAATCATAGAATTTGTTCCGGAAGCCGGTTGCAAATTGATTGTACGAAAAGTTGACAACTTCCAAACCGTATTTGGAGGCTGCTATGAATGCCGAAGATAGAGTAAGAATCGAAGGTGTAGAGGTTAAGCTTCAAGAAGCGAACGCCGGTATTATCCGGATTGAAAAAGCTTTGGTTGGCGATAAAGAAATGGGACAGCCGGGCTTAATTAGCAGAGTGCAGGATTTAGAAGGAACGGCAAAGAAAATAGAAAATGCACGCTGGTATGTACTTGGTGCAATTGCTGTAGTAACCATCATTGGCGGAGCGGCCGCTTATTTCATCGACACATACATCAAATTAAAAGGTTGATCATGAGCAAGATTAGAATTCCCATATTATCATTTTTAGCAGATGCCGTAATTGGCAAGAACAAATTCGGCAAAAAAGCGAATGAATGGTTGCCATTCCGTAAACCACGCGAAGCTGTGGGTGAAGTTATTAAAGGCGTTGGAGATCTGGTTCCAAAAGCCCAGGCGAAAGATGCTTCCGTTATCCGCGATGCTGAAAAGGTGAAGCATTTACTTGCAGATCTGCCGGATGATTATGCTGAGCTGAACAAGATGTTCAAAGAATCGCCTGATTTTATCGTGAATAAAATTTACCTGGCAAAAGACTTGCTGGATGACGGCCGATTGAATGACAGCGCAGAAGGTCTTTCTCCGGAAACGAAATTCAAGATCCGCATAGCAACATCTGTGGGTTTAAGTGCCGCAGTGATCTATCAGGTCTTATCCTTTTTCTTTGGCTGGCCAAGCCTTCCATTTTTAAGTTTTATCGGAGCATAACATGAGTGTAGAACAAGGACAACGATACAGAGTAATTGGCCCAAAACTTCCGGACGGTGTTGAGCCGCCAAAGGTAAACGGCCAAGTGCAAACCATTGACAAATATGTGAGCACTTTTACCGGTGAAGATGGTACCAAATTAGTGGTAGTTGATCTGATCGGTGATGTAATCAATGCCAGTGAGAACGTGCCTTATCCACGCGGTACAAATGCTGATTACCGCAATGTGAAGTGGATCGAAGAGCATATTGAACGATTTGAATTAATTGAAGAACCAACCCAAAATACAGAGGACTAACCATGCCTGCAGATTATAACCCAGCCGGACTAAAAGCTGTACATTACAGCGATGATGGAACAGATGATTCCTGGACGCAAATAAACGGCGAAGTAGTTGAAGCCGAGAATTTACCGGAAACCGGTATTGATCAAGAAACCACAAATTCCAGCTATCAAAGCGGTGTTAGTGTAAATCCTACGATTCGATATTCGGATCAACAGGACAAAGCCACATTAAAGGCTTTAAACAGAACACCAAAGTATTTCTGCCTGGAATATTTTGATGGCACATTACACAAAACTGAAGGCGCTGCTTATCCTAAAGTGCTGAATGTACCAAAGCCGAGACGTGCTGATGGTGATTCACTATGGCAGTTGAGCTGGATGCTTGACGGTGATGCCGGTTATGTTGAGATATCATCTCTGACATCGTAAGTAACAATTAACAATCCTTTAAGAAAGTATCATGGGCGTTTATAAATCAGATTCCTGGACGAAAGCAAGTGTGTTTAACCCTTTAACGGGCGACGTTGCATTAATGACCACTTTAATTGGCGGCGAGACTTTTCTTGCACCACAGGAAGAAATTACACAAGAAACGACCAATGGGAATTACATTTCTCAATGGCGACACCGTGTGCAATTTGCCTGCTCTGATTGGGACGCTTTTGATACTTTGCAAGGGTTTAAGGATGCCCACATTGCAGTGCAGGCGGTAGCAGCAGCAGAAAGCCTGAATTGCGCCAATCTTCAATGGCATGAATCGGTACAGATCAAAGAGCTGCGCAAAGTACCAAAGGCACGAAGAGCTGATGGCGATAGCCATTTTATTGTGGTCCTTGAATACGAAGGCGACGAGAATGCAGCAATTTTCAATAATGTGAATTTACTACACCAAACCAATGTGAATGGTGTGGTTGTTACCGGTTTTGTTGATGGTGATGGAAATGATATAGCTGACGGCTATACAACGGGTGTTTCATCAACTAATTTAGACTTTACCGATTCAGTTCAGTCATTAGATACCGGCAACCCGTTATCAGGAATTTACAGGCAAGTAATATTTCCAATAACCGGAACACTTGGTTTAATAAGTAATGTTTTGGCAGCTCCTGGAAGTCAAGCACGTCTTGTTGCTCAGTTAAAGAATTTTGCAGGAACAATTGTTGAAACTGATGAAAAAAACACAGGTTTAGGCTCTGATGCATTAGATATTACCGTCACCTCAACAATCTATAGCATACGTGTTTATCCTATAAGCCGTCGAGAATCCGGATCCAATGGAACATTATCTGTTAAAGAACCCTGCCTGCGCACCGATGGTTCAACCGAATACATTGCAGGGTAATGAAGCATGCCAATAGATCGCATACAGTGTTTTGGAATACAATTAGCTAATACTGAATTAGCTGTATTTAAAGCCGGTAAGATCAAATATCGTGCAAAAGAGGAAAAATGGGAAACGCAGTTAATTGACGGAGAATTTGTTGAGGGCAAGCTGTGGCTTCATCTTAATTTTGATCTGTTGTTAATGTATTTAGATCAACAATTGACCGGCGATGATATACCCGATTCAATAACGGCAGATGATGATTTTGCTATGATTACATTTTCTGACTCTGTAGGATTAAAATCGGTTCTGGATGACATCCGCAACGCTGAAGCATCGCCCATCTACTTTTTCCCAAAGCTTTTAGATCAGGCCGGTACTGTTGATGACACTAAATACAGAGTGCTTGGTGATAAAGATACTATCGATCTTATTGATGCGCGTGAGAATGGCCGATTTAACATGTACACACCAATCAGTTTAAAAACTAAAACTCCATTAACAGCATATCCTTTTTGGATTAACAGATAGAATTAACCGGGCAAAACCATGAGTGAAGAAACCAAAAAACAATACGAACTTTTTGATATCGATCGGAAGGATTTCATCACCAAAAAAGTGATGAATAAAACCACGAATAAGCATATTAAAGCTGTGAGCAGAGTGCAGGCACTAAATGAGAGTTTAAGCCAGGAAGCGCGTGCCAAGTATGCCACGCAAGCCGGCTTGCCAAAAAAACCGATCAGAAATGAGAATGATAAGATCATCGGCTATGAGCACGATCTTGATAATGTGTACGATGAATTGACGGCATCAGCGGCGTTGGCCGAAGTGCTTTTTAAGGATTGCCCGAAGCTATTAGAAGTTAAAGGCGAATCTGTATCGATTGTTGATGAAGAGTTATTTGATGCATTGGATGCAGGCGTGGTGAACCGGTGTTTTTTAGATTTTCAGATGCAGCGAAGAGGGACACCGACGAGTTTGCATCTATAATTAAGCGAATTAATGAACGGCCTAAACCACCCACACCAAAGAATCCGGATGCAAATTGGGATAACTACCAATACGGGCTTAGTGCCTGGAAGGAACATTATCTGGAAGAATTTGATGAGGTTGAAAGGGTTGTTAAGCAGCTTGCCCCGGGCGATGCGGAAGCGCAGCGCATTTGGCTGGAAGAACGAACGCACACAGAGCTTGGCAGAGCTTTCATTGAAACCATAATGTTTAAGCAGAATTAAATGGCTAAAACAGTAAGATATTACATTGATGTAGATGAAAGTGGCGCAATTCGCGGTGGTAAGAATGTTGAGAAGCAGCTTGGCCGTGTAGGTGAATCATCTCAAAAAACCGGAGCTTCTGCAGTAGCCCTTGGAAATATTATGGCGGATGCTGCGATGAAAATGGTTGGCAGTTTGGCGCAGGTTGTTTCTCAATCACAGGAGCTTTTCTCTCGCCAAGAACAAGCTGAACAGAAAGTGCAGGCAGTTATTAAAGCCACAAGCGGAGCTGCAGGCTTTGGTATTGATGAGCTGAAAACCTACGCAGCTGAACTGCAGCAATATACAACGATCGGCGATGAGAGCTTTCTTGAAAGCATGAGTACAATGCTAACCTTCCGCAAAGTAACCGGCGACACTTTTAAGGATGCGATTGAGCTTGCGGCCGATACTTCTCAGATCTTTGGAAGCCTGGAATCAGCCACACTGCAGATCGGTAAAGCTCTGGAAGATCCGATTGAAGGAATGACCGCTTTGAGGCGTGTTGGAGTTACATTCAGCGAACAGCAAAAAGAGCAGGTTAAAAATTTCTTAGCTCAGAATGATCTTGCATCAGCTCAGGCTGTGATCCTTGATAATTTACGCGGCCAAGTTGGCGGCGTTGCCCGTGAAATGAGTCAAACTCCGACCGGTAAATGGGAACAATTTTTGAATACACTTGGCGATTCTCAGGAAGACTTTGGCGAGATTATCACCCGGTTAAAGGTTGGTTTAATACCAACACTTGAAGGTGTTTTAAGTGTTGCCGACGGAGTTGTGAATATACTTCAAGATTGGATGGGATTAGACCTTAAATCTCAATTAGAGGAAGAACGCGCATCAATGAATGGTTTGGTTTTAACCATTACAGGTCTTAATGAGGGAAATGAAAGAAGAGCTAAACTCATGGGTGAACTTATTGAAAAATACCCAGAGTTTAATGAGTACATTTCCGGAGAAAAAGCAAACAACGATGAACTTATTGGAGCGCTCCAAAAAGTAAATCTGCTTTATATAGAGAGAGCTGCATTGATGATAGCAGATGAAGACATCAAAGAAAAACAAGCCGAGGCCGGAGCTGCACTTGCTAAACAATGGCAAATGGAACGCGATTTAATGGAAACATTAAATACTGCAAATGAAGAGCTTGGACTTGGTGTTGATATAACTACCGGTAGTTATCAGGACAGGCTTACTGCTGTGAAAGAAGCTTTAGCTGTAGATGCTGAATTCAGAGAATCTTTAAAAGGTGGAAAAACAGCGAAGAATGAAGAGGCTGAATTGCTTCAAGAATTAACTGCATTTCAATATCACTATGCTGGACAAGTTCGTTTAGTTGCACGCACTCAAAGAGAAGCTGGTGATGCTGCAGCTTACCGGAAGGCAATTGAAGAAAGTTTAAGCAGTGAAGTAAATCCTGAACAAAAATCCACTGCTATAGTATTTGAAAGACCTGAACTTCCTGAACTTCCGGAGATCTCGAATCCGGAACCGGTACATCTACCGATCGAAATAGATCTACCTGAGTTTGAGCCTTTAGATCTATCTGCAGAGATCTTAAGTGATGGAACTATTGAAACACTAAACAGGCAACTTGCTCAAGTTGATCTAATGCCTGACAAGTCCATCAATGATCTGCAGGAAAAGCTTAATGTTGTAAAAGAGCTACATAGTGCTGCACAGACGGATGCAGAGCGTGAGCGGTTGGCTTTGGCTGAGCAAGGTATTCAGCGCCAATTGCAGGCTCGCCAGACAGGTATTACGGAAGAGCAGATCTTATTGGAAGAACATTATGAGATTGTTTCTGAGCAATTGAATGAAGTGTTTAATGGTGCAATGAACCTATATGCTAATTTTGCATCGTTGCAGGCTGCTAATACAGAAGCTGAATTAAACAGAATTGATAAAGAGAAAAAGAGCCGTTTAAAGTCTATTGATGCACAGCTAAAGAATGAAGCGTTATCAGAAAAACAACGCGAAGAATTAATTGAGAAGCGTTCCAAAATTGAATTCCAGTATGAACAGCGAACGAACTCTATCAAAAAAGAACAGTATGAAAAAGAGAAACGAGCAAATACTTATATCGCCATTGCTGAAACTGCTATTGCGGTAACAGAGGCTTTGCCTAATATTCCATTATCCATTGCTGCAGGTATTGCCGGAGCTCTGCAAGTGGCTGTTATCCGATCGCAACCAAATCCATACTTTGCCGGTGGTCCTGTTTTGGAACGTATGCCGGAAGGAATGACCACGCCAGGCAAAAAGATTATTTCGATCAATGAAACATCACTGCCTGAGTATGTAGTTAAGGGATCGAGCACTCAGCGGTTTATGCCGGTTCTGGATCTGATCAACTATCAGCCGGATGTAGCTGAACAAGTGCTGATGCCGATGTTTGAGGCTCCGAGTGTATCTTCAATGTATGAACAGAATGTTCTGCAGCAGGATTTTTCAACTACAGAACGCTTCGCTTTCGGTGGTTTAACAGATAGCTCAGCGCCTTTGGCTTCACCGGTGATCAACTCATTTGCAGAGAGAGAGCTTGAAATTCCTGTTATCGAAACGATCAATTCTGAACAGATTTCGGATGCAATAGCCGCAGGATTTGAAAACCTAAAAGCCAACTTTAAACTGGTTGCTGAGGGTACGGAACTGAGAGCCGTGCAGGATGAAACAGCTAGTTTTGAAGGCCGCCAAATTGTATCATTTTAATGGCATGGGAAACTACACATAGCCTCACTGTTCTTAATGCAAAAGGAACAAACTCCGTTTTTAAACTGCAGCAAGATCTTGGCAGTGCTCCCGGATCTGTTAAGAAATTGGCCATCAATAAAGAACCGGAAGTGAATTTTGCTTTCAGCACTGATTTTGGTGAGGGTGTCTTATCGATGTGGGTAACGCTTAATCTTGTGAATAACTACGACGGCGATTTGCTTTCTGAATTTTCTACTAATCCGGAAACGGATTTCAGACTTCTTATTGAGATCGACGGCGATGAATTATTTCGTGGCTTTCTGGATTTTAAATGGAATGATGAGGACGTTCAGCCAGATACTAATTCCATGTTTGAATTTCAGGCTACGTTTGCGAATGGCTTTCATGGCAGCGCAGAAAAAGATATGTCTGATATTCAGGATGCGATTGATGCGTCAAGTAACACGTTACACAGTTATCAAACCAGTGATAATCTTGGCAGTTTGCCAATGTGTGATTTCTGGGGTGAATTCATCTTCCAAAATATTTGTGGTTATGATACTGATGATCTGATTGTTTCTCACGATTGGGAAGCCGAAAATTGGAATGGAGCCGGAGCCGGAAATCCACAGTTCAGGCAGCTGTTTATAAATCCTTATTTAAGTTCTGATATTGAAACCAGAGCGGACTATTTCAAGGCGATCTGCAGAGCTTTCACAATGAATGCCGGTTACAGCTGGAAGACCGGCAAGCCTATTGTCCAGGATCTACGCAAAGGAAAGTCCGGGGATTATACCGGTGATAAATTAACGAAGGTTTCAAGCGGATATAGAACACTTGTAAACAGCTTTGCTTTGGATGAGCAAACAGGCCTTAAATTCACTTATAAGAAGACAAAGAGAAGAGCTAAGGAAGTGAATAGTGCAGTCACTACATTAAATGGAGCTGAAACTATTCAATATAGTGCAGCCAGTAATTTGACAGTTTTTACTGCAGCGGAAATTTTGCCCGTTGTAGTTTATTTTGACACTTCCAAGTCTGCCGAGGCCACAGCCGGTGGTGCAAAAAACGGTATCTCAGTTCTTGGAGTGTCTGTACTAACAAATTCAGGTGGCTTTAAAGGACACTATTCAACTTCTCCAACAGCTGTTCACTCCTTATATAAAGCAACGGCAATATCACTGGCAAGCTATTCAAAAATGATTTTCAGCTATGATTATAAAGGTGAGCTGAATGATCTGATAGATCCAATGCTTCCAATAAAAATCGGTGATGATAGATACAGGGCTTGCAAAGGTCGTTTAAAAACCGTATCAATGGTGACGAAATTAGATCAAGCAACATTGATTTCGGAAGACTATACAAATGTTCATATAGTCTGATTGAATTAAAGGAAGGACAAATCATTGACTGCAGTAATCGATAAGTTTCCGGCAACGAAGGAACCGGAAGAATCAGGCTACTATATAGTTCATTACTCGGACGGCCACTTTCAGAGATCTTACTTTGAGAAGCGGATGATTGAATCGAGATGGGATGTCCTTGAAAGCAGAGCAAAACGAATAATAGCATGGAGCCGAATCCCGGAATGGAAAGCTGTCAACTAATATTTAACGATGAAAATCATTTGTTATAGTTTTGAGCGGAAATTTTCGTGGTTGGGGACA